TCACCAACTATGGTTGTTGTCGAACGGCAATACGCCTTGCTTTATGACGCCATAATTGGCGATTATAGGTCTGTTTTTGCGTGTTAAAAGTATTGAATCGACTTCTTTTTCAAGACTCTTGGAACGCCGTAAAGCTTCTGCGGTGCGGAGCCTAAAGTATTCTTTTTGGGCTTCCCGCATTGCGAAAACTTTGTCCGCAAATTCTCCTGTCGTCATTCTATTTACCTCCATTTTGTTGGTTATAAAAAATTATGTTCTTCTGTGGTAAGATTCCAAAATTTTTCATCCTTATTTGGTAACTCAGGCATGTACATCCAAGCGGAAATTTGAGTTGCTCTATAGGATTTCCCAAAATCATCGACGAATACTAATTCTTTGCCCCAGTTGGTTCTTGTTGTTGCTCCTACAACTTTATTTTTTACTGCAATAAGGACGCGAGAACCACTTGGCAGTTCTCCTTTTTGGGGATAATGCCAAGATTTATCTAAATGTGCAACACTCCGCTTATATCCGGATTTTTCATATGAAACGCCAAAGAACATTTCTGGAATATACTTTATTTCTGGCAAAGGTTTAGACTTCATTGTTTTTCTCCTTGTCCAAGAATTCTTGATAATAATCTGGATTGATGGAAAAACGAAAATTTCCGTCTTCGGAGTAACGTTGAATATTCTTGTACTTCCATTTTGGATCCAGCTTCTGCATAAACTCATACGCTTTTGTGAATGTCGGAAAATCGGGCGAGTAATAATATTTTGCGCCTAGAAATCCTTCCGAATACTGAACGCAAAAACCTTTGCCTTTTTTCAATTTAAGAGATGTAGAGAATGTTAAATCAACAGGCTTATCATCTATCATTATTTTGATTTTTCCTCGTTTCACTTTTAATTTCTATCCTCTTTGATTTGTGTTTTTGACGCAGTACGGGCAATAATATCCGAAATACCATCGTCCGCATCGGCCGCAACAACATGTTCCAGCAGTGATAGCCATTCTTACGCCTCTTGTTTTTCTTGCTTGAGCCGCCGCAAGAGTTTCATGCCGTCGGTGGGGTCGGCTCCTAGAAAGGACATTATCTCTCCGGCGACGTCCTCGCGGCCGGCTTTGTAAGCTTCCTTCATTTTGAAGCGGGTCGATTCGTCCACGGCAAAGCCCATCTCGTCAATCCATTCGTCAAAGGTCATAGTCTTACCTCGCTCCTATCGCCTTAACGCCGCTGCCGGTCATTTGGCGGCTGAGGCTGATTCCGTTGGCGTCGCTCATTCCGCGAGCGAACGCGCGCTGGTTTGAATTGCCCCTCTTTTTGCGTCTTACAACAATCGCGACTTCGCCTTTGACAAAGTTTTCGACTTTCTCTTTGGCGGCTTCAAGCTCCTTTGGGGTTCGCCAGCTGCACTGTTGGCCGAGTTCTTCCACTCTGTCGTAAAGACGGTTGTCCAATCCTTCGCGGTATGACTCGCGGAATTTTTGCTTGGCGTTTTTGCGGACGTTGTTCTTTGTCATCCGCAGAACAGCTTTGACAAGATACTTGTACATCTCGGCGGCCATGAACGCGTCTAGCTCTTCGCCGACAAAAAAGAGTTGGCCTGTGTCGCGGATGACATAATGGTATGTAGCGTAAAGCCGCTCCATGGCGTTGGCCAATATGGACCGCCATTTTATGAGGCGCTTTGTGTCCTTTACGGCTTGCCTTGTGTATTCAGAGAATTGCCCGATGTCTAGTTTGTGTTCGGCCATCAGCTCGTTGGCCTTTTTTAGCGCGAGCGCGGCTTCGTTTTCGTTTGGTGATTTTGAAAGGGCGAGCAGTTTCTTCACCCTTCGTTTTACGCTTTCAAGTTCATCCATGCTTTCATTCTTCCTTGTCGCGGTTATGCGGACAGTTTGGCTTCCGGGGTTTTGTGGGGAAGCGACTTTAGGTATGCGTACATGGCTGTTTCCACGTCATCGGCGGGGTCTATGAGGTATTCGGCCAGGCTCCACCACGGTATGCGGATTATCGTGTCGCGGATTACGACGCAGTCGAGCTTGTAGTAGTTCAAGAGCGTTTGCATTTCGTCGTAAGTGGTGTGGAGAAATCCGCATACTTCCTTGACCTTGTACATGTAGCGGTGGCCGATTTGGGCGTTGCGGATAACGCGGTCTATCAAGTCGCTTTTCTGCTCTTGGGTCAAGGGAGGTTGAGCGAGGTCTTCGGTGGAAAACAGCCAGTTCTCTTTCATTTGGATTCGCGCTCCCGGCGCTCCAAGTTGGTCATAAAGGCCATCACGCTGCGTAGCTCGTTGTCGGAACATTTGGAGTACGTTTCTTTCTTGAATTTCGAGAGCGCGAAGTGATCCAGGCGCTTTTTCCAATCCGCTCCAAGGAGCTTTCGCGCGCGGGCTTCGACAGCGTCAATGAGCGTCGGAGCCTTGTTGCGCGGATAGAGCTTCCAAGGGCTTTTTCCTTGCAGCGCGAGGACGGAATTCATCGCCTTTTGGACGGCGCGCAATTCCTGAACGCCGCACTCTGAGCAGCTTTCCTTTCCCACCGCGCCGTGAAGAACGGCCCTGTAGGCTTGGTCGTCCAAGCCGGCGGAATTCTTGGCGGCGTGTATCGCGGTAATGAGCCTTGAGCGGATTGACTTATTCATTCTACCCCTCCTAAGCGCAGAGCTTTTCCAGCATGTTGTCGGTGATGGTCGAAAGTCCGCTGGCCTTTGACATCTTGCTTATCGCTATGCTGTCGTTGACGATTGAGCGGAAGCCGCCCCTTGCGTGGCTGGCAAGACGTTCCGCCGTCTCCAGCGAGATGTCGATTCCGGCGGCCTCGTGGTAGTAAGCCGCCACGTCAACGGCCTTTGCCACCTCGAACAAAACAATCGGCTTACGGATTCTTGAGCGCAAGCGCGGAACCCTGTCGGTCTTGACCTTGAGCCCCTCCTCGCCCACGAGCATGAACGGAAGCTGGCAGCGCTCGTTGACGGCGCGAAGAATTTCCAAGTAGCGGACCGGCAGCTTGTCGGCCTCGTCGATAATCACAAGGCGGCGGGCGTACTTGCAGTTCTCTTCCAAGACTTCCAGGCAATCGCCGAAACTGTGCGGGCGGGTGTGGGCGACCGCTTCGCAAACGTCGCGCAAGAGCTGCGTCTTTGTCGAGCCGTCAACATAAAGGACATAGGCGGCGTTGGGGTTGTTCTGGACGTACCATTTGGCGCAATGGGTCTTTCCGCGCTCTGCGGTTCCGATGGCCATTCCGATTGACGAGGACATTGTTCCAGTCGGGTCAATCAAGTCGTCCGCGAGGTTTTGGAAGCGCGTGACGCTCCTTGTGAGCACCAACACGTCGGTGTCGATTTTTATCTTTTGCGCTATACTGTTCTTGTAGCCAGCGTCTTTAAGGAGCTTGACATACTCTGTCTCTTTGTCTTTCCAGTTGGGGTATTTCTGGGTGCAGATTTTGACGATTTGAGATTTGTCAACTCCCAAGACGCGGGCCGCGTCCTGCATGGAAAGACGGTTGCTTTCCAAACAATTTTTCAACGTTGATTCCATAATTTTCATCTCCCTATGAATTTCTTAGAATAGGATTCGTAATAGGCGACTTGTCTTGAATCCATTTTGCTTTCGTAGTCATGCATGAAGTCCAAGTCCTCGCGGCTAAGATGTCCGCCCGCGTGGTACTGGTTCAAGGTCCATTCGTAGCGCTCGCGCTCGTCGTAGAAGACCGGCCGCGACTGCGCCCGCTTTAGCGACTCGCTTCCAATCCGCTCGGCTACGCCTTTGAGGAAATCTTCCTGCGAAAGGCTCTCTTCCCTGCGGTTGAACGACATGGGCATCTCTCCGTAGTCGTCCTTTTGGCGGCTCACGCTTTGCGGAATCTCTTGGCTTTCAAGCGGCTCCGCGTCAATTTTTCTTACAACGGCGGGAACAGGCTCCGGCTCCTTTTTGCTTTCAAGCCTATAGTCCGACGCCTGGGCTAGCTTCTCCGATTTTCTAAGCTCGGCGAATTTTTGCGGCTCGGAAAGGACGCGGACGCTCTTGTCGCCGGTGGCGATTTTGAACGCTTCCTGAACGGCGCGCATGTTGCGCTTTTTCCATTCAAGCTGCTCCACGACTTCCCGCTCGTCGAGCATGTCTATTTTCTTGACAGGGCGAAGAGCGATTGCGTGGTTTGTTCCAGGCTCTATCGCGAAAACGCCCAAGGCCAAGTTTTCCGGGTCGTAGCGGACTTCCACCTTTTGGCGGTTGTAGGCGACGAGCGTTCCCCGGTTTTGCAAGACCATTTCTTGCGTGAGGTCGGGGCCGATGTACTCCACGCCGTTAAGCTCTATTCTGTCTCCCTTCACTTGGCGCATGGCGCTTTCCATAAAGAGGTAGGCTTCGTCGCGCGGGTCTATCATCGTCGGCATCCAGCCTTCGCGCTTGCATTCCTCCAGCCGTTCCTTTGGCGAGCAGCCGAGGGACGAATGGACGCGGCTTTCGTAGATGTCCAAGGCGCGGACGACGCATTTGACGAAGTCGTCGTAGCCCAGAATGCAGCCGTTCTTTTTTTGCCACTCAAGCCGCTTGGCCGCCTGCTCCTCTTCCGGCGCGGAAATCGCCAAGCCTTTTACAAGGCCCGGCAAGCACTGGTCGCGCAGGATTTGCTCCAGCGTGTTGAAGAAGCGCTCGATGGGCTTTGTCTTGGCGTTCTTTACGCGGGCGAAAATGCGGCGGTGCTTCTTTTCCCATTCAGCCTTTGACTGCGCCACGTCGACAACAAGGCCTTCCGTGTCCTCCACGATGTAGCGATTGTTTTCGGCTTGGTACAAGTCGGCCTCGTCAAGGAAGCGCACTCCGTAATTCTGCAAGCGCTGAACGATGTCGTCCGCGAGCTTCGACTTCTCGCTGGATCCGTTGTCGTTGTACGTGCTCTCGAACTTGCCGAAGCGCTTGATTCCCATCCGCAAGGCCCGCGTGACAGTGCGCGTGTTGTAGGCGATGTCGAAGCTGATTCCGTAGACAAGGCGGGTGGCCATGTCAAGCCAGAGGTAGCATTCGGCGCGGATGTACTTGTCCTTTTCGCCTTTGGCGTAAGGGTTCTCGCACCAAAAGTCAAAGATGTGCTGGTCGCCTACAATCAGCTGGAATGGCTTTAGCTTGGACAGGTCGCGGCTTATGTAGAACATATTGTCCAGCGCGCGCTGCCCGCCCTTGGCGAGCATCTTCATCGCCGGACTTATGTTCCTGGCGTGAACGTAGGCGCTCGCCTCGCTTCCGATGCTCCAGCCCTGGCGCTCGGCTTCCGCCTTGGCGCACCTATAGGCGTTGCGCACCGTGCATCCGCCCACTTCCTTTATTGCCGCTAGCAGAAAGTTTGTGAAGAAGCTCAAGGCCTCGTCGTCCCAAGCGAACACGTGCCGTCCCTGCCTTCCGGCGGGAAGCGCGAACATCGAGCCGTTGGCCATGCGGCGCACGTAGCGCTGGACGGTCGGAACCGAAATGTTGAACTTGCGCGCTATCGCCTCGTAAGCCTTGGCCTTGGAGACGAGCGGGCTGCGCTTCCTGAATTCGTCGTAGACGGCCGCGCGGAGGGGAAACTTTTTGTCTGTAACCGGAAAAACGGTTCTGACAGTTCCGCTCATGAGGCGACTCCGCTGAAGGCGTTGAGCTCTTTGTCCTGCTCGGCGATTTCATTAACAAGCTGGCGCACCCGCAAGCCTATGTTGCAGACCGCGGCAAGGCGCGTTTGAGGATTCTCAAAGCTGGAAAGGAACGCCGTTAGAATGTCGAACACTTCAAGCTGAGCCTTCATCTGCTCCTTTGTCTCAAGGTTGATTTTTGTATACATCCTTCCGTTCTTGAGAAGCGTCTGCGAGAAGTAGTCGTCGTTTCCCCAGTTGAGCTTGATTTTTTGCTTGCCCCACACGCGGGCGAGCTCGGCGAAGCGCTCGTTGTCCTTGCGGCGCTTGTATTCGCGCTCATGCTCGTCCGTCCATCCGGCCAAGCGCTCGCCGGTAGCCATCGCGTGGGCCACAAGCCGCTCGAACTCGCTTTGGGCTTCGAGCAGTTCCGGCGCGTTTTCCTTGGGAGGAGCGGAAAGCTCTTCCGGCGTCCGCACCTTGTCTTCCACCGGGTCGTAGAGCTTGAGCCACAGGTAGGCGGTCTTTTTGGAAAGGCCGACCAGCTCAAGAAAATTGCAGAAGCCGAACGTCTGGGCGTCCTCGCTGCGGCGGTCGCCGCCCCTTTGGGCGAGAGCCTCGTGCGCTATGAATAGGTCGCGGGCGACGTCCACGGAAGCCTTACGAAGCCTCTCAACCTTGGGGCGCAATTCTTTGACCGCGCTTTCCAAGTTCCAAGAGTCGATTTGCTTTTGGAAGGGAAAGGCTTGCTCCGGCGTTAGGCTTGTGTTTGACGGTACAATTTCGTTCATTTTTGATTAGCTCCTTTGCCGGCTGGAGCCGACATCCAGAAGACTCCAGCCATTGTTTTTGTCACGCGGCGGCTTCGGGAATTGTCCTTTCGGCGGCTTTGCAGTAGAATGTTTCCTCGCCGGGAACAAGGCTGACATGGAATTTCTTTTGCTGGGCGGCATCGAAATTTTTCAAGGCGGCCTTGACCGGCTCTTTTTTGACCTTCACGCAGTTTTGGAAGCCGGCCTTGATGAGCAGGTCGGCCGTGTCCTCGGAAACCTCCACCTTGTCGGGGTTTTGGCGGTAGCCGATTGTTCCGTTGATGAACTCGCGGCTTTTCTTTCCGTCCTCGTAGATTTTTGAGCGGTTGGCGTCCGAGTAATCCTTGAGCGCGGCCAAAAGCTTTTCGCGCTCGGCCGCGAGCGGAGCGGACATTCTGGCCGCCTCTTCGTTGGCCTTGTTGACTGCCACGGTCGCCGTGTTGTCGATGGCGCGGATTTCCGCGTCAATCTGGGCCACGCACTTGATTGTCTCCTCGACATCCTGAAGGCTTTTGATTTTCATAATTTCCCCCTATGCGCGAATTCCTTTTTCGCGCTATAATGAATTTGGTTTTGCGTCACGCGGCGGGCTTTCCGCCGTCGCTGACATCCGGCTCCGGAACGCTGACCGGCATCCGCGTTCCGGCTGAGGCCGCCTCTTCCAAATCCTCGCGGATTTGGTTGGGCGACCTTCCCATCTTTTGCATGCAGAGCAAGTAGCCTATCGCGCAAAGCTTAAGCCCCTCGAATGTCATGCAGTTGACCGCCTTTTGGATTTTGGGGACGTTCAAGTCGCCCACAATCCGGCTTTCCATGAAGGGCGGCTCCCGCCCGTTCAGCCACACAGCCGTCATCTTTTCCTGTTCCTCCCTGGCCTTTCTGGCCGCTTTGTAGACGTTCCGCCAAAACACGTACAGGTTCGCGTCGTGCCGGAACTTTTTCATGCTCGCTATCGCGAGGTCCTCCGTCCCTTTTGGGTCTCTCACTTTTCCTCCCCGGCGCGTTGCATGGCAGCCATGAACGCGCCGCATGCGTCCTGCATGAGTCGGCAGGCCGAACACTCGAAGTCCAAAAGCCTAAAGCCCATCAGCTTTCCGTCCTTGTAAAGGGCGACGTTCCTGACCGGCGTTCCGACGCGCGGATAAGGCTCCTTTTCCTTTGCGTTGGCTATCAATTCCCAGCCCGGCCAGTTTTCGGAAACGGCCTTGGCAAGCGCGGAAAAGACTGCGATTTTCTTGGCGTCCTCTTCCGTGAACGTCTTGCGGCGGCCGCGCCTTTTGCCCCGCGCCTTCGCCACTTCCTTTTTGCCGAGCGCCGTCAATTCGTAGGTTTTTTCGTCAGCGTCTTTTGGGGCGGCGGCCTTTTTAGTCCTTGGCATTTTGTCAATCTCCTTGCCTTTTTTGTGGTATAATGTTCTTATGAACAAAACCGAATTAATTGAAATCGCTCAAATGCGTTTCAAAAGTTACGTCATAAAGGTGTATGGCGACAAAGCCGAACCTAGTAAAGAAGCGTTTGACGCTATCGCCAAGTTTCTTGACCGGCCTCGCATTTGCGGAAAACTTTTTAAGGTTTTTCTTGCCGTGTGCGATGTCGGCGAAATGTACGCCCTGCGCCGCGATGAACAAGCGACGGAAATCAAGGAAAACGCGTTCGAGGAGCTTCAACGTATTTTCCACGATTGCGAGAAGCGTTTGGTTCGCGTTTTGCTTTAGGCTTCGAAGTTTTCATAAGCTTTGAAAACATTTTGTCCATAAAAGCGTCGCGCCGGCGGCGCTCCGCGTAAACCTCTTTTTTGGTCAACGGAAGCGGCTTGATTTCTTTGCAGAATTCAAAAAAGCGCTTTTCCGCCTTTCTAACGTCTTTTAAGTTTGATTCGCTGGGCGCCGCTTGGTAATGCCTTTGGGCGGCTTCCATTTCGTCGAACAATTTAATAAGCTCTTCCCTCATGCGGCGGCTCTCCTTAGCTCGGTGACCATGTCGTTCCAGCTGGGGTAGCCCAGGCGGGCGGCGACCGCGCGCTCTATGCGCTGGCTGTGGCTTTTGCCCGAAAGAACGTTGCTCACGGATACCGGCGTGCAGCCCACTTCAAGCGCGATGTCGGCGCTGGACGTTCCGGCGCATTTGAGCCTGTACTTGATGTACAAGCCTTGCTGCGGCGTGATTTTCTTGGAAGCGCGGACAAGAGCGAGGGCTTTTTTTTCGGCAACTTTCTGGGCGATGAACTCTTTTAGCTCTTTGTCAGTCATTGTCTTTTGGCTTTTCACTTTCGTTTTCCTCCTTTTCTGTCGATATTCTGATTAACTGATTTATTAGTTTTCATCGTTTCCTGGGTGACTTTGAAAACTAATAAATTAACTTATCACAATCTGTGATAAATATAAATCACTTTTTGTGATTTGTCAAGAGAAATGTGATAAAAAAGTGAAAAAAAAATCACATTTTGCAATAAGGATTTATTATGGAAATTTCAGAGCAATTAAAATCAATTCGCAAGAACAAGGGTTTAACGCAACAAGAGTTTGCAAATCAGCTTGAAGTGTCAACGGCTACGATTGCAAGCGTTGAAAATGGTTCAAGAGACATGCCAAAAGCTTTAATGAAATCTCTTGTAAAAAAAATCGGAATAAATGCCAACTGGCTTCTAACCGGCGAGGGCGAAATGTTCCAAAGCGACGCTCCGTCCGCCCAGCGGATTCCTGCGGAGCTGGTGAGCGGCGGCGGCGAGGAAGGAATTCCGTTCTACGACATCGACGTGATGGCGCACATCGCTGAAAGCCTTGACTTGAAGGACGAGAAGCCGGCAGGAATCCTTTCCATTCCCGGCTTTGAGGACTGCGTCGCCTGCTTCCCCGTCTACGGCTCAAGCATGGAGCCCAAAATTTCCAGCGGCGACGTTATAGCCGTGAGCAAGGCGGTTGACTGCGAGCGGATTCTGTGGGGCGAGATTTACCTTGTCATCACCGACGCTTGGCGGGTGGTCAAGACCGTCCACCCAGGCAAGACCGAGGAATACATCATCCTGCGCTCCATCAACCCCGACTACGCGGGCGACACCAACGTGGACAAGAAGGACTTGCGCGCCTTGTACTTGGTCCGCGGCGTGGTCTCGCGGCTGGGGATGTAAGGGGGGGACCCGCCGTCCCGGCGCGGGCCCGTCGCGGGGCTTGCGCTGGGGGCGGGGGTTGAGCAAAGGGCGGGAATTCCGTATAATGAAAAAAAGTTGGAATTCCGCGCCAAAAATGGAAAAGCGCGCTATAATGTTATTGAGCGGAATTCCGAAAATATGCAACAGGAAGCAGGGGTAAGTCCGCGCGCTCGCGCGGCAGGGAAAGGGCCTTTTTAAAGGAGCCAAGATATATGGGAATTTATTCAGAGTATTTGGATACACTACACAACTTTGAAAGTGTTTCAAATGAACGGAAAAGGATTCTTAATAAAATATCAAAACTCCGTGGAGGGCATGATGTTCTCGTTTATGCCGTTGATATAAATAAGCGGGCGCCTGTCTCTATTGATAATTCCGATATTATTCCATTTACAGATTTATTGAGTGACTTAAAAGGAAATGAAAGTATAGATATTATCTTACATACGCCAGGAGGATTGGCCGATGTCGTTCAAAAATTTGTTATTGCAATAAGAAATAAATATAAAAATGTTTCCGTCATTGTGCCTGGAATGGCTATGAGTGCAGGCACTATATTTTCCATGTCGGCAAATGAAATCCTTATGGGAAAAACATCTTCTCTTGGACCAATAGATGCCCAAATTGTATCTGGCGGGAAACAGTATTCAGCTGAAGCATTTTTAAGCGGCCTAGAAAAAATAAAAGATGAAGTACAGAAAACAGGAAAATTAAACCCTGTGTACATTCCCATCTTGCAAAACATAACTCCTGGTGAATTACAAGAGTATGAAAACGCACAAGAATTATCTAAAGCCTTGGTTAAAGATTGGCTCGTGAAATATAAATTTTCTGATTGGAATGTTGATGTAGAAAAAAAAGAAAAACGGGCGGAAGAAATAGCAAAAGAATTAGGAAAACATTCTCGTTGGCTTACTCATAGTCGCCCTTTGGGAATAGAAGAATTACGAAAACTAAAACTTAAGATTACTGATTATACAGAAATACCTGAACTTGATGATGCTATAACAAGATATTTTGTGTTGTTGGCAATGACATTTGACAAGTCTGGAATTTATAAATTATATGAAACCACAGATAAGCAAATTGCAAAGTTTGTTAATCCTCCAGCTACAGTGCCTCGACCTATTGCACAGGAACAACATGAAATTCTGAACATTCCTTTCGTGTGTCCTAATTGTCACCAGCCTGTTATGTTGCAAGGAAATTTTGATAATAAGACGCCTACAGCTCCAGGAGCAATTCATTTTCCGGAAAATAATATACTGGTTTGCCCTCATTGTCGTGCGCAGCATAACTTACAAGCATTACGAATGAATATTGAAGCACAGATTAAACGAAGAATTTTATAGGAGTAAAAGCTATGGAAAACTTGGCAAGAAAAGAGCATGGTGATTATTCAATTCTTTTTGAACAACTTAATAAAATAAAGCAGGAAAAAGATTATACTCTAATGAAAGGCACTATGGTTGCCGTGTCGGAGCTCCAAGATCCTATTGAGAAATTGCGGCAAATCGTAATGGATAAAGAAGATTGCTTTTATAATACAATTACCACTGCCTATTAAATTTCTTTTTGCTAATCCCTTCCCCAGCGGTGGCTGGGGATTTTTTTTGTCCGCTACACTAACTCGCGGAGGGTGGCGGAATGCAAAAAGTGAACAATTCCCAAGACAAGCCTTATTACACTCAGAGGAACAACAGGCTCAAGCCTTACGGGGCGTGCAACGTCACTTCGGTGATCGCGGCGCTTTCGGCGGCGGGGTGGCCGGTCAAGAGGCTCGCCACCGACGAGGACGGCCAGCCGGAAGACGCGCTCATGCGCTTCATTCTTTCGGACGGCGAGACGCTCGCCCTTTGGAGAAAGCTTGACCCAATCGGACGGCACGACGCGAACGAGTGGCACCCGGTTCTCGCTTGCGGGGCCAACAAGTTTTTGCGCGTTCGCGGGCTTTTGTCCGGCAAAAAGGACGCGATTGAGTTTGGCGAAAATTGGGAAATCCGAGACATCGAAAAAATCATCATGGACGGCGGCGCCTTTGTCGCTTCCGGCGTTTTCACGGCCGAAGGAAAGAAGACCATCGGGCATGTCGTGGCGGTCGTCGGCTTTAGGACGGACGAAGACGGAAACCTCACGCATTTTGTCTTGGACGATTCGTGGGGCGACTATCGGACGGAATACAAAATCCAAAACGGAAACGACGTCGAAATGCCCGCCGCCGACTTCATGAAGCTGCTGCGGCCTTGCGGCTTTCCAATAAAGATGGGCCACAAGGTCAATCCGTTTAAGAGTTTTCAAGGGGGAAACATATGAAAGCGAAAAACGTCAGCTTGTTGGCGATTGTCGTCGCCATTGTTTGGGTAATCCTTTTGTTTTTGACAAAAGGGTTAATTCCTGTTTTCTTTGCCGGAAAGACGTTCGGGCTTGACGCAAAGGAAATCATCGCGAGCGGAGCGTTCTTCGTCGTGGCGTGCTCGCCGGTCTACCGCTCTATATGGCTGGACAAAAAGCTCGGCCTAAATGTCGAGGGCGGCGAAGCGGAGCCAAGCGGCGAAAGCGCCGGGGCGGGAAAATGAATGAGAAAGTTCGCGGCGTTTTTTTGCGCGTCGGTCTTTTTATTCTCTGCGTTTGCGCAAGCCTCGCGCTCGGATTCTGGCGCGGTTGTTCTCACGCAAGAGCAAGCGACGCTGATAGAAAAAGAGCTGAACGCTATGAGGCTGGAAGCGAATCTGCTAAAGAGGCAGTCGGAAAGCTGGAAAGCGGACTCGGTAGCGTGGCGGAAGAAATGCGGGGCGTTGGAAGAAAAATTGACGCAAGCCTTGCAGATGTCGGAGAGCTCCGAGAAATCGGTGATAGAATTGACGGAAATCGCGAAGGCGTTGCGGACGCAGCTGGACGAATTGAGGAAGGAGTTCAACGAATTGAACAAATCCTTCTTGAAGCGAAAAAGAGCGGAGGCGTTCTGGCGGACGGCGGCTATAACGGCGGTTGTGATAGCGGCCGGTGAAGGCTTTGGCCTTTGGCTTTTGAGCAGGTGAGGTAAAAAATGGAAAAGTGGTCTATGACGGTTTCGATTGTCAGCGGTTTTTTGACGATTGCCGGCTTTGTCGGCATTTTCATCAAGCTGGGGCATGACAAGGGCGTGGCCGAAAGCGAGCAAAAGGAAATGCGCAAGGACATCGACAAGAACGCGACCGACATCAACGCGCTTGGCGCCAAAGTTAGCCAAATGCAAATTGAAAACACGCGCCTCATAACCACTCTTTCAAGCGACTTGGGATGGATAAAGGCGAGCCTTTCGGACATCAAGACCGAGATGAAAAAAAAGCAGGGGTAGAACGATGCCTAAAAGAAACAAGATTGAAATGCAGGGGCTTGTCGAGCGCATCTGCAAGATGTACTTCAACGACAAGATGAGCCACAAGCAGATAACCGAAATTCTCAAGCAGGAAGGATACGACATTTCAAAAAGCGGCGTTGGCCGCACGCTCATAGGACAGGCCGCGCAGATGAAGGCCTACAAGGACAGCGCCAAGAAAGCCGTGGCCATCGTCAACGAGCTTGACAAAACGCCCGGCTTGAACATCGCCGAGGCGAGCGTCCAGCTTGTCCAGGCTAAGCTCTTGGAGGAAGTGAACAAGTTCGAGAACTTCTCCACGATTTCGCCGGAGGAGCTTTTGAAGGCCGTCGTCCGCAACACCGACGCGCAGACCAAAATCGCGCGGGTCAAGCTGGAATACGAGCGCGGCTACAAGAAGGGCTTGTTCGAGGCGGCCAAGACCGTGGAGACCGAAGGAAAGAAAGCCGGCTGGAGCGACGAGCGCGTTGAATTCGTAAAGGCCAAGATTATGGGCTTGAAGGTGACTTATGACGAAAAGCCGAAAGAAAAGTGAGGCCGCGAAAGCGGCTCCGCTTGAAATCTTTCTTCCCTACCAAAAGAAGTGGCTTGAGGACAGAAGCCCGCTCAAAATAGCCGAAAAGAACCGGCGATGCGGAATTTCTTGGACTGACTCGGCGGACTCGGTTCTTGACGCGGCTCCGGCGGAAGGCTGGAGCAACACCTACTACATGAGCTTCAACAAGGACAACTGCCGCCAGTACATCGAGGACGCGGGCGAATGGGCCAAGAAGCTCGGCTACGCGGTGAGCGAGATTGAGGAAAAGGAAGAGCCGCTTTTGGAAGACCCCGACAAGTCCATCACGACTTTCAGGATAACTTTTTCCAGCGGAGCGGAAATCATGGGATTGCCTGGCGTGTCGCGTTCGCTGCGCTCCAAGCAGGGAAACGTCGTCATAGACGAAGCTGCGTTCTTTGACGACTTGGAAAGCGTAATGCAGGCGGCCAAGGCCTTGGTCATTTGGGGCGGCCGCATTCGCGTGATATCGACGCACAACGGCGACGACAATCCTTTCAACATTTTGATCAAGGACATCAAGGCGGGAAAGGAAACCGAGTGGAGCCTTCACCGCATAACGTTTCGAGAATCCATAAAGCAAGGCTTGTTCAAAAGAATTTGCCTCACTCAAGGAAAGAAATGGAGCGAGAAAGCGGAAAAGGAATTTGTGGAAAGAATCTACAGGATTTATGCCAACAACCCCGACGAGGAATTGGACGTCGTTCCGAGGGCGAGCGGCGACCGCTACTTTGGGCGCGGCTTGCTTGACCACGCGACGGCGGACGAAGGCGCGTGCCAGATTCGCCGGCTTGAATGCCCGGACAGCTTTCTTCACAAGGGCGACGGCTACAAGAACCGCGAGATTGAGAAATTTTTCAATCAGGAAGTGCGCCCGCTTTTGGGAGCGGTCGGCGGCCAAGTTTTTGGCGGGAACGACTTCGGACGCTCCGGCGACTTGACGACATACTGGTTCGCGGAAGAAATCGGAAAGACGCGGCTTGAGGCGCGACTAATCGTCGAGCTGAAAAACGCGCCGTTCGAGCAGCAGCAGTTTTTCAACGATTTGGCCACGGACTTTCTTGACGAGCGCGGAACGTTCGGCGGGCTTGCGGTTGACTCGCGGGGCAACGGACAGCAAATCGGCGAGCACGCCATGCTGCGGCATCCGGGAGCGGCGATCCAGGTGATGGAAACGCCCGCTTGGTACGCCAAGTACGGAAGCGACTTGCACGGCCTTATGGAAAGCGCGGACTTCACCGTTCCTGACGACGAGACAATCAAGGCGGACTTCGCGCTGGTCGTGTTGAAAAACGGGATCCCCACGATTCCGGCGGTTAGAACGGCAGACCGCGACTTGAAGGGAAAGCGGCACGGAGACGGCGCGAGCGCGGCCATGCTTTGCGTTTGCGCCTGGCGGGAATGCGCGTCGGATCCGGCTCCGACATTCACGGTCGCGCAAAAGAAAGACAAGAATATTTGGCGATAAAGGACGGTGATTTTATGGCGAGGACAAACAACGTTACAAGCAGAGTCATAGACTTGAACTCATTCAGGAGCATAGCGTCCTACGTGTCGGACACGCAGGACTGGATAGGCTCCGTTCAGGAACGCGAAAGCATTTTTGAGGAAATGCGGGACGACGCGCGCGTGGACTCGCTTGTCGTTGACCGCAAGAACAAGGTCCTTCAAATGTACGGCTCGTTCAGCGAAAGCAAGAACAAGCTGGTGAGCGAGGCTTGCGAAAACCTTTTGACGTTCAACACCTTTTACAAGCTGAACAACATCCTTTTGAACGCCGTGCCTTACGGAATCGCCGCTTGCGAAGTCGTTTGGGAATTCAGGGGCGGCTGGTACGTTCCGACGGACTTTGTTTCGATTCCGCGAACGGCGTTGAGCTTTCCGCAGCATGTCGAGCGCGAATGGGGAACGCCCGTCTTGACCGCGCAAAACATCGTCCTTGGCGACAAGCGCAAATTCATAATCCACCGCAACGACGACGGCGAGCTTAACCAGTGGGGCCGGCCGGCCTTGCGCAGCGCCTACGCCTTTTGGAAGTTCAAGCAGCTTGGCGTGAAGTTTTGGGCGATGGCCGCGGAGCTTTGCGGCGTTCCGTCGATACTGGCGATTTTTGAAACCAAAAGCGAGGAAGAAGCCAGGAAGCGAGCAAAGACTTTGACCCAAGCGCTTGAAAGCTGGGAAAGCGGATCTTCCGGCGCGTTCGGCAACGTAAAGGACATCAAGGTCGTTTCTTCGCAGATAAACGACTTCAACAAAATCGTCGAGCTTTGCGACACCGAAATAGCCTACGCCATAACCGGCCAAGCCTTGACGACAAACACCGCGCAATACGGAACGCACGCGCAGGGGCAAGAGCACGTCCAGACTTACGACAACCTTGTAAAGGGCGACGCTTACAAGCTCCAGCAGTCAGACCAGCGGCTCGTTGACGCTTTTGTGGAGTTGAACTTTCCCGGCGAGCTCGCGCCGCGATACGACATTGACTCAACGGACTTCGCTCCGTGGGAAGTGATTCGCGACGCGATCGACAGGGGCGTTCCCGTGAGCCTAAAGGCGCTTTACAACAAAATCCACTTGCCAGAGCCTGTGGACGAAAAGGACGCTTTTATAAAGGCGCAGCCGTCGTTCGGATTCAGCGACAAGGGGAAGGACGATTTTTTTCAGAATCGGCGGTAGACCCAAAACGGCTCGCGGAGCTTGGCTTTGCCAAAAGACTTGACCGGATTTCTACCGCCGCCTGGCTAAACATTTCCGACAGCTACGCGGAGCGAATCAAGGCTTACATAAAGGAAGCGGAAAAAAATCCGGACATTCTGCGGACAAAGAAAGTCCTTGACCCGGACTGGGCGGCGATGGGAGAGGCGGCAAAGCTTTTCACCCGCTCGCTTATGATGGGCTTGGATTCCGCTGTCAGAAAGCCGGAATTCGCGGAGCCGACCGCAGAGGACATAGAGAACATGCCCTACCATGAGGCCGTGGAATTCTTGAAGAAGCGCGACGTTATAAAAAAAGTTGACTACGACAAGCTTAGCGACAAGATGAAATTCCGCGCGTTCACCGCGTCAAGAATCAACGACGGAAAGCTTTTGGAAAAGCTGAACGCGCAAATGCTTTCCAACGTGAACGGCGGCAAGGGCTTGAAGGATTTTCTTTCTCTCACAAAAACCGATATCCTGGACAAAATCGGAATGGGGCCCAACCAAGGCTGGTATTGGGAAACTGTTTACAGAACCAACGTCCAAACGGCCTACAACGTCGGCCGCGCGATGGGCTTTGAGGCGGACAAGCCGCTGGCCTTGCAGTTTGTGGGAATTGACGACGCGAGGCAGACCGATGTTTGCCATTCGCTTTCGGGCGTTGTCCGGCCTTACGACGACCCTTTTTGGCAATCGCACTTCCCGCCGCTGCACTTCAATTGCCGCTCAACAATCCGCGCCATCTACGACGAGGACGAGCTGCCGGAAGAATGGAGCGGCCTAGACGAAGCCGAAAGCCCCGCAAAGGGGTTCGGCTCCTACCCCTTGGACAGCGACAACTGGTGGAAGGAGTTGGACAGCCAAGTCCGCCAGGCGAAGCAGTTTGGCGTGCAGGAGGAGATTGAGGCGGCGAAGGAGATGTTGATAAATAAAAATATTGACAAAACAGAAAAAGTTGGTATTATAAAATTAAAGATAAATCTCTTCGATAGTTCAGACGATATATACAAGGACGCTTTTGCAATCGAAGATGAGGCTGGCTTTGAAGACGTTTACTTGCATGGGGATTCCCAGTTCGTGCAAGTAAAGCAGAGCGGCAAAGTTATAAATCTTAATGCAAGCGACTTTGCTGCATACCTGAAAAACCATGGATACAAAGGCGGGAATATAAGACTCGCCTCTTGTTCTACAGGAAGGGGAGATAATTCTTTTGCACAACAATTGTCAAAGGAATTGAGCATAACAGTAAAAGCGCCTGATGATGATGTCTATTTTATACCAGAAGATGGTGCGCTAAGGATTGGTTCGCCTTATGCTAATTTAGGGAACTGGAGAATTTTTTGCAATGGAGTTGAACTAAAATGACAAATGTTTGTTTCTTTAATGAAATGTCATCAAAAATTGGGAATGGCAGCATAAAAGATTTTTTATCTGACAAAGTAACTTACGACAAGGATAAAGTAGCGAAATATCTAAATAATGGTCACAAATTCGCTTCCTGCCCTAAAGTTGCAATTGATTGTGTCACAGGCCAAAGAATTGCGGATAGTTTTTCTATTTTTGACGATGGAGAATTTTGTTGGTGCAGCTATCTTCTGTATCATATAAGAAAATACAATATAAAACTGCCAAAAGCTTTTCTTGAAAAAATTGGTGCATAACCCACAAACCCCGCAAGCCGGGGCTTTTTTATTGCCCCGCCGATTATCAAAAAAGTTGACACAATTTAGGAATTCCTGTATAGTATAAATGTTGTTTTTTCTTCCGAAAATTTGAGAATTATGGTATAATTATGGCAAGGAGCTTTTGAAATGGCGATGACATTGAAAGAGTGCAGGACAAGGGAAGAAGTGGAGAATTTTTTCAAAACTGTAGAGTCTGGCACCTTGAAAAACAAAACAGCTTTTCTTATGGAAGCCATGAACAATCCACAGTTTTTTTATTCGATTGGAAATCCAACGGATGAACAAAAGTATGAAATGATTTTGACGACCTTTCTAAGCGGCAAATGGCGCTATGCAGATTCTTTGAGGTCTCTAAAGAATGGGCAGTAATCAGGTAAAAATCCGCGCTGAAATTGAAAGGTTAATAAGCAATGAATTTTCAGCAAGTTCAACAGCCATAAAGGCGTGCGCAGAGAGTTATAACAAGATTCTTTCAAAGTCGCCGTATGAATATTTAGCTCATTTGATTAGAACAATGGAAATTTTTGTTAGAAATCAAAAAAGCAAAGATTATTTCAGAATTACTGTCACTCCAAATGATTCATCCACCGGAATTGCAGATTTGGCGTGGGCGGCATATTCTGGCGATTGGTATTCGTTTGACATTTACTACGACGAAAAACTTGATCCTGTTCAAAAAAGAGTCGCAATAGCGCATGAATTAGGGCATCTTTTTTATGATGTAATCAGCGAAAATCCAAATCAACCTGATAGGGAAACTTTGTCAACTCTTTTTGGAATTGCAGCTATGCTGCACAAATATCAATGCAAATCAGATGTTCCTTTGTATTCTTCGGAAGAGGATTTGATTGCGAAATTCAAACTACTGCAAAATCGTGCAACTGGCACCATAAATACATCAGGAACCAAAAATCAATAAAATCAACCGCCTCGGAACTTCCGGGGCTTTTTTTGCCCAAAATTCCCCTTTTTCGCCATAACCCAAAAACAAAACCAAATCCAACCCTTAAAACCAACCTAAAGAACCGCTCTCCGCTCAAAAAAGGCGGTGAATTTCGGTGAACAATTTTTAAACGCAAACTTATTCGATTTTGCCCTTGGCGACGCGCTGGGGGCGTTTTTTTAAATTCCGGCTTTCCCCAGCGGTAGCCCCGCAAAAATCCTGTCGCGGTAATGTTGGAAGCATGAAAAAGATACGCACTTGGCAGCTCTGCAGGACTGGAACGTTCGGGCAGGACGGAGCCAGAATCACGGAAAATGACTTGGACGAAATCGCGGAGACGTTCGCGCCCACGCGGCCAATCACAATCGGGCACGACGCGGCGAGAGGCGACGACTTTCCCAAGTTCGGGGACGTGCTGGCGATTGACGGAATCTACGACGACCCAAAGCGCAAGGGCGAAAAGGTTCTTGTGGGCAAGGTCATGCTGCACCCGGAATTGGAAAAGCAGTTTTCGGACAAGGACGACGGCGGCGGCTGCTACAAGGGCTGGAGCGTCACGATTCCCAAGAGGGCCAGCGACGGAAAGCGCTACCTTCATTCGCTCGCCATTTGCGGCGCGACCCCGCCCAAAATTCCGGGCTTGGAGCAGCTTATGGTCAAGAGCTGCTATTCAGACGGCGACAGCGTTGAGTCGTTCGACTTCAACGACGCTATAAACTATCAGGAGGAAATCCCCATGACGGATGAGGAAAAGAAAAAGATGGAGGCGCTTGAGGCTGAGAACAAGAAGCTCAAGGAAGACGCCGCCAAAACCGCCGAAAAGAAGGACGGCGAGGACAAGAAGGAGAAGTTCTCCGACTCGCCCGAATTCGCCGACATGCAGAAAGAAATTTCTGAACTCAAGGCGGCCAAGAAGGAAGCGCTCGTCAAGGGCGTTTGCGACAAGTTCTCGGACATTCCTGCGGGCTTGAAGGACGGCGTCCAGAAGGTCGCCTCGGTTCTCGCCTCCGCTTCGGACTCGTTCGAGTTCAGCGACAAGGACGGAAACAAGAGCCAAAAATCCGCGCTCGAAGTTTTCAGCGACGTCGTCTCGGGCCTCATCGCGGCTCCGAAAAAGGACGACGTGACGGCCCGCCAGTTTGACGCTGACGAGTTTAATGACAAGAAGGAAGGCGGCAAGGAAACCGATTGGGGCAAAGTCGCCGCCAAGCTTTAGTTTAGGGGGAAGAAATGAAAGTCGAGGAATTCTTTGACCGCGGCGTTCTCCATTCAGGACACCCGCCAATCGTGGACTTTGTGGCTATGGCCGCCAGCGCCAAAAATCTCAAGGCCGGAACAATTTTGAAAAAGGGCGAAGGCGGCTACGCTCCCGCCGGCGACTCGGACACTCCGGCCGCAGTCCTTTTGGAAGACGTGGACGCCCACGCCAGCGCGGCGGTTGACAAGGTTCCCGTCGTTGTCCACGGCCTTGTCGTCAAGAGCCGCCTTTTGGACTATTCCGGCTCGGAAGAGGCCGCCGCGAGCGACGAGCTTTGCGACCAGCTCCCGGGCGTGGGAATCTACCTTGCTCAGGCCGGCTGGTCTGAAACAAAATTTTGCTGAGGAGAAAGACGATGGCTAAGTATTTCAACGGAACGCTCTCCATCAAGAGCGAGGACATCGAAAGAGTTGTGGCCGCGCAGCCGGAAAACATTTCCAACGCGCGCGGATATTTCAAGCAGGTGAAGCTCAAGAACTCGACGCACATCGCGTCCGCCGAGCTCAAGCGCGAGTACGGAAACATTCCCGTAATCGTCCGCGGCGACACCGGCGTGACTCCCAAGCACGGAGCGGACGTGACCGACATCGTGCCCATGCCGATTGAGATTGACGACAAAATCTCAGCCGTGGACATCGACGAGCTTGGCCGCGCGACCGACTTGGGCACGAACCAAATCGTTGACAGCTACTTGGAGCAACACGCCGACATGGTGCGCAACACCGTCAACGCGCTTTGCTGCCAGGCCCACAAGGGAAGCATCGACTACATGATGAAGTCAGGAAGCGGCTTCGAGCGCTACCAGGTGAACTACGGAACCGTAAAGAGCGTTTCGTTCACCGGAAAGATTTCGCAGCTCACGCTCGGACTTGCCGTGCAGAATCTTTCTGCCATCAAGCAGTTGACCGTTGACCAGGGCGTGGGCGGCCCCGGCGAGTTCGTCGCGTGCGCGGCGTTTTACGCAAAGATGATTGACCTTTTGGCCGCCGCCAACAAGACCGAAAGCGTCAAGGACGGCTGGCTCCAAATCGGCCCCTACAAGGTTCTTGAGGACAACGACAGCTACGTTGACACCGCCAAGAACGGAACCAAGACGACCAAGGGCATCTGCGGCGCCCGCGAGGTTGTCTACCGCGCCCTCAACGCCGGCCAGAAGCTCTGCTACCTGCGCCTTGACGACGTGGTCCAAAAGGCCGCCGTGCCAATCTACTCGTTCACCGAGAAGGAAAGCGGCCAGCGCGGAATAAAGCTCTACACCAAGAGCAAGCCGTTCCCGCTCGTCAACGTCAAGGGCTTGGCTTACGGAACGTTCGCGGCTGAATGATAGCGGCGCGATCAAGCGCTTTTAAGGCGGGGAGAAATCCCCGCTTTTTTTATAATTTTTTATTGAAATGTATTGACAAATTATTAAAAGAGCGCTATATTATAACCATCAGGAGCGTTGCTCCGGTGAACAAATCTTTGTTAAAGGGGGAAAGGTATGAAGAAATGGATAAAAAAATGCCTGCGAGAAGCAATCCAACTGCTAATCGCAGGCCTTATCCAAATCCTTGCAGCGATTGTCATTAAACTGATAATCGGCTAGCGGGGAGCAAGAGCGGCGGTTTTAGGACTTCCGCTCTTGCGTACTCATATCTTACCCCAAGGGGGCTTTTATGTCAACAAAAAAAGAAGAAATTCTTTACTTCCTGTTAAAGGCGGTCATGCAGGGAATCATCAACGGAATCGTTCTCATAGCGGTTCTGAAAATCTTCAAGGTGATTTAACTATGGCGGAAGAAAAAAGCAAGCGAGGTGGCGCGCGAATCGGCGCCGGCCGCAAAACCACCGGCGTGGCCGGAAAAACTTGCAACATAAATTTCCGCATATCGCCGGAAGAAAAGGCCGTCATAGACGCGAAGGCGAAAGCCGCCGGAAAGTCCACTTCGCGCTACATGATAGACCTAGCGCTGAACGCCTAGCGCTTTTTTCTCCCGCTTTCAAACGCTCCTTCGGGAGCGTTTTTTTTATGCCCCAGCAAAAGCCTCACGCCATTAAATATGTTTTATCATTCACCGTATGAAAAAGAGCTGTTCAAATTGCGGAAGAATGCAAACAATTCACGATTGCGACCAACTATGCTTTGAGAATTGCGAAAAGTGGATTCCTCCGCAAATAATCGGGTATGCCAAAGACAAAAGGTTAAAAAAAGGTAAAACATATCTTTTTTCCGACCACCTGCAAAGCATTGTTGATTGGCCCGATTACGACAAAAACATCGACAAAGGCCATTTTGTTTACGAAGGCGAATTCATCCGAGCCGTGAAGTCGGAACGTCCGCTTTTGTTCAGGACGTGCCACGGCGAAAACGGAGAATTCGGAATAACGGAACATTGCTTCTACGCAAGGGAGATGTCATGAGCGACAAGACAAAACTCAATGTAAGGGCTTTCAAAGTGAAGCCCTATGAATACACGCTTGAATCCGGAAAGGTCTGCGTGGCGGAAGACGACTTTGTCGTAGGAACAATCAGAAAGGACGGCTCATTTTGCGGGGCGGTATTCGATTCCACGGACGGCTACGGCGGCTCCGTTTCTTACGACAAAAACGAGTTCAAGAAAATTCGCGGCCAAGAATTGTTCTTGCGGGAGAAATGAAGATGGCGGGCGAAAACGAACTGACGGTAGACGACTTGAAAGCGGAGATTCCCGCGCAGGATTTGGAGACGCTCACGCTGGGCAACGACACGGTGGCCGTCCGCGCGCTCTTGAAGGGCAAGGTTGCCGTAAAGGGAATGGTCTTGAGCGCGGGCGGAAAATACAGCGAGGAAAACGAGGTCGTCCGCGAGGCTGTCCTTAAATGGGCGCTCTATGAGCTGTTCGCCTTTGTCGGACAGGAAAGCCGCGCGCGCGAAAAGCAGGAGGACTGCCAGCTTTTGATTGAGACGAACTTCGGGCCGATTGCAAAAAAAACTGACGCAACTTCGAGCGGGCCGGCCGTAGGCTTTGTGTCCGCTGGCCGCAAAAGCCCGATGGAGAGGCGGCGCTGATGGGCGTCCAAATAACGAAAAGAATTGGAGAGCTTTCCGCGCGGCTCAAGAAGGCCGACCTGTCGCCCACTATGCGCAAGGTAAGCTCCTACTTGGTTTCGTCCGCGGTAAAGAAAATCAACGCTGGCGTTCCGCCTGAGAACGCGCCGCTCACGCAAGCGGTTAAGCAAGGAAACAAGACGCTGCGCGACAACGGCCAGCTTATGTCGTCGATAGCCCCGCAAAGCGGAAAGACATGGGCGGCCGCGCAAACGAATTTGAAATACGCGAAAATCCAGCAAGAAGGCGGCGAAATCCGAGGCGGCTCCAAGGGCCTTTGGATTCCGGCTTCGGCAAAGACGCGGACTTTAATGCGGAAACACAACGCGCAAAAGCCAGGCGAGCTGATACAGGCAATGAAAGGCGACGGCTATTCCTTTTTCAGAACCGGGAAAGTCTTTTGCGCGAAGAGCAAGCGGGGAAAGCCGTTCGCGCTTTTCATAATCAAGGAAAGCGTAAAGATTCCCGCCCGCCCATTTTTGCGCATCGACGAGAAGGACGAAAAACACATCCAAAGGGAAATCAGAAACGGAGTGCGCGAGGCGCTCAAGGGAGGAAGCGAATGACAATAGAAGCGGTGACGGATTCGCTCAAGGAAGCGATACAAGAGCAGCTGGGGTTTCCGGCATTCCTTTTGCCGCAAAAGGCGGCGAACAACACGGCCCACATAGACCTGCTCTTCCAAGACTTGGAGCCGAACGGCGAAGGCGGCGAAAAGCTTTCTTTCCTGGCTGAGTACAGGACGGCGGGAACCCACGCGAAGTGGCTTGGAAAGACGGCGACGCTTAGGCGAAAGCTTAGGGCGGTGGAAGGCTCGCACATGTTTTTTGAGGCGGACGACGTGGCGCTCAGGGCCTACTGGATTGGGAACGGAAAGCCGCGCTGGGTGTATCCTAGCGAAGATGAAAGCTCGATGCCGGCGGAATACGCCATTCCGTACAGAATCGAGATTGACATGCCAACAAACCTTATTACGGAGGAATGAAAAATGAAACCGGGCGGAAAAGACGGAAAACTTTACAAGATTCACGAAGAGGCGGAAATTTCCGGAGGCTCTTCGGTAGCGCTTGGAAGAGGCGGATTCTACAGAATCAAGCGCGTTGGAGAGCATACGGAGCTGCCGCAGCCGAGCAACGAGGACTTGGCCAAAGGAGCCCGCGCGATGGGGCCGGGCGACGTGGTCCACCTTTGGGCAGGCCAGGCGTTGGCCGAGGGCGACGAGGTCATACCCTTGCGCCTTGTCCTCATCAGCTTTGTCAAGGACGTTTCCAACTCAAAGCAGGGAACCAGCTACGACGTTTCGACGCAGGAGAATTTGGACTCCGGCGTGCGCGAGTACATCACCGGCGCGTTCAGCGAATCCAGCGGAACAATCAACGGAACGGTTGAGACCGACAGCGAGGCGCAGCGCGAGCTTTTGAACCAGTTCAGCTCCGTAGCCGTTGAGGATGGAGAGCATTACGCCATCTTCCCCGCAAAGGAAACCAAGCAGGACTACATGCTCAGCCGACGCGAGACGGAGACTGTCGGACAGACCGCCGTGTGGGAGCACTTCCCTGTGACGGTAGAATCGCTCAACATGGACAAGCCCTTGGACGGCGAGCAGAATTTCAACTTCAACTACAAGGTTGACGGCGGAAACCACCCCGGAATGATTTACTACACCGTCCGCGACTTGAGCGCGAACGGACAGCAGGGCGGCTCGCAAGGATCCGATCCTTCCGACCCCAGCGGCGACCCTGAGGGAGGCGACTGATGCTTTTGACGGAAGAGCCGAGGTACTGGTTTTGCCCGGACGTTCGCGGCAACTTAAGCCTTCCCGAAACGGAAAGGCTTTCGGTCGAAATCATAAGGCCGGCCGCGTTTCAGTCCAAGGAATTCGTTTCCGTTCAGTCAACGAGGGAGTTCTACAAGAGCGACCAGCCGCTTGACGAAAACGGAAACCCGCGCGAGGTGAAGAAGTTCAAGAGCGTGACCACCGAGCTCAAGGTGAACGCCGACTACATCCTTCGCGAGTGCGTCGGCAAAATCAAGAATCTTAGCGTCAAGGGAGCGGACGGCAAGGAGCGCGAAATAAAGAGCGGCTCCGAGTTGGCCGACTGCCGCGCCTACGGAGTCGGCGAAATCGTCTCGGCGATTTGCAACGAGGTGAGGAGCGACGTTCCGACCGACGCAAAAAAAAAGACCTTAGAATAGGCGCGCAAATCGTGTTCGCCGGGCTCTGGCCACCCGACTGGGGCCCGGAATACGACGAGGCCAAGGAAACAATCCCTTGGCCGGAAAGCGAGGCCGGCTACATCAGGATCAAGAGGGGAAATTTCAAAAAGTACGTGACCGAGGAGCTTCGCGCCCTGTTCCAAATTTGGCGCAGGGTCAAGGCTTACGGCTGGCCGCAGGGCAAAGGCTGGCTGGCCGAGCCTGAGGCCGTCCGCGTGGCCGTGGAGCTTTTGGACGCGGAGCGGGAAACTTGGCTGGCTTGGGAGAAGGAAAGGAATGCAAGGGGCGATAACGGACGAGCTTAGGGTTCTTGTGACCGCCGAGGTCGACAAGGCCATAAGGAGCCTAAAAAGCGTTGACTCAAAGACGAGCGAGACTGAAAAATTGTTCAAGTCGCTCGGCGGCTCCATAGCCGGAGCGTTCTCAATCAAAGCCGTGTCCGACTTCGCGCGAAAGTCCGCCGAGGCCTGGCGGGTCCAAAAGGAAGCCGTCAGCGTGATGAACCAAGTCCTTAAGTCCACCGGCGCGGAGGCTTGGACAAGCAGCGCCGAGCTTAAGGAAATGGCCGCCTCCCTCCAGCAAGTGACCAACTATGGCGACGAGACAATCACTTCGATGCATGGCGTTCTGCTCGGCTTCAGGAACATAACGGGAAAGAATTTCGAGCATGCGTCCAAGGCGATTTTGGACATGGCCACCGTAATGAAGATGGACTTGGCCAGCGCCGCACAAGTCGTTGGAAAGGCACTCGACGACCCGATAAACGGACTCGGCTCTCTTTCGCGACAGGGCTTCCATTTCACCGAACAGCAAAAGCAAATGCTCAAGGCGATGGTCGAAGCCGGCGACATGATGGGCGCCCAAAAAATCATACTTGAGGAGCTGGACGGAACTTACGGCGGAGCCGCCGAGGCCGCCGCAGACCTGGGAACGCAAGTCAAGAATTCGGCGGGCGACGTCCTTGAGGGCTTTGGCAAGGTTTTTTCATTTTTGGGCGAACATAGCGGAGCCTTGAAGCTGACAAAGGAAGCGCTGGACGCGATAGCCGACGCCTTCAACAACGTGGAGCGGAACGCGGCAAGGCTTTCCGGCGGCGACAAGTACACCGGCTGGTACGAAGGCCTTGAGGACACGGAAAAGCTCAAGGAAGCGACAGACCAGCTGGCGCTTTGGGAAGCGGAATTAAGGAAGTGCGAAGAAGCCCATAAAAAGTTTTTGCAAAATTCCGCGGATGTTGGATATGAAGTCAACGACGAAGACGAAGAGCCGTGGAACAAAGAACTTGAACGGCTCCAAGCGCAGGTGAATGAATGGCAAGCCCGCAAGGACAATCTGCGGGAAGAAATCCAATACAAAAAAGACCTGCAATCCATAACCAACGCGGAAACGCGGGCGGAAGAGGAACTGGACAAGGCCGTCTCCCAAGTCGGAGAGACCTACAAAAAATTCGCCAAGGACGACCCAGCCTACAAGCTCAAGGAGCTTCAAAAGTCGCTGGAAGAAATAAGCAAGCAACGGACGGACATAAAGCCGATCGACACCAAGGAGCTTGAGGCGGAACTCAAGAGGCTCAACAAGCTTAAGTTTGACCTAGTCCGGCAGTCGTACAAGGCTGGCGACGGACTAGGCGGCTTGCGTTTCAAGGAGCAGGCCGAAGAAGCCGCGAGGGAAATCCTTTCTGTTCAGCAGAAAATCGCCGCAGCAAAAAAACACAACGCCGGGCTTTTGGACATCGACGCAAACGAGTTGAACGCAAACCTCGACGCGGCGGAAAAGGCGATTCTCAAAAAAATGGCCGAAATCAAGGCCAATGGAAAGAAGACCTGGCAGGAAATCTTCTCCGACACGACAGGCGTTGACAAGTCGCTTTTCAGCACCGGCGAACAGGCGGCGGATGAATACATAAAGGGGCTTCACTCTCGCGTCGAGGAAGAAAAGGAAATCGGCGCGCTTTTGGGCAAGGCAATCTCCCCGCGCAAGGCGCTTGAAAGCGAGATGGCGGAGATTGAGAAGACGATAAACGAGCTTCTTGCCGTTCCTGAAGAAAAGTTTTTGAACGCCAACGGCGGCTTTGAGACAAAGGACGCCTGCATCGAAAAACTCATCGAAAAGTACAAGGAATTAAGCGACGCGATAAATGACCTTCCGCCAGACCCGCCGATGCAAGGCTACGCGGACATGTTCGACATGATAGCGGGCAAAGTCCAGAACCTTTGCATGGAGCTTTCCAACCTGAATGAGGCGCAAGCCCAGACGATTGGAAGCATGATGGGCAACTTGGCCAGCGTGTCGTTTGACGGAATTCAAAGCGGCGTCACCGAACTGGCCGAAAAGCTTGCGGAAGGAGCGGACGCTTCCGACGCGTGGGCGGCCAGCCTTGAGAAGATGGCCACCGACATATTGAACCAGCTTCCGTCGCTTTTCATTCGGGCGGGCCTTGAGCTTATCGCCGAAGGAATGTGGCCGATAGGAATTGGGCTTTTGGCGGCCGGACTTGGCACGAGCTTTCTTTCCGGCGCGGTCAACGGCGTTAAAGCAGCAGGCTCAAAGGCCAACGCGCTTGGCGGAGTTTACGGGGCGGACGGCTTTGAGGCGTTCGCGCTCGGCGGTTCGTTCACCAACGGCATCGTGGACTCGCCGACATTCTTCAAGTTCCGGCAAGGAAGCGGATTCGCCACCGGCCTTATGGGAGAGGCCGGCCCGGAAGCGATAATGCCTTTGGCGCGTGGCTCGGACGGCTCGCTTGGCGTGAAAGTCGCGGGAGCGGAGGACGGCCAGGGCGAGGCGGCGTTCGGCTTTGTGACCGTCAACGTTTACTCCAGCGAAAAGTCGGAAGTGAGCGAGCAGACCGACGCGGACGGAAACAAAATCTACAACGTGATTGTCGGAGCGGTAAAGAGCGCCACGGCCCAAGGCCAGCTTGACAGGACGTTCCAAAGCCGCTTCGGGCTTAAAGCGAGGGGCGTATGAGCGAAAGGATAAAGTGGCCCAACGGCCTTCCGATTCCAAAGATCGGAGGCTTGAACGGCCAGTACCAAAACGCGGTCATCCGAACGAAGATGGACGCCGGGCCGGCCAAGCAAAGGCGGCGCTTCACTGCCGTGCCAAAGCTTTTTTCCGGCAGGCTCATTTTGAACGAAGAGCAGCGCTCTCTTTTGGACGCTTTCTACAGGAATTCAATCGGACACGGAACGCTGCGCTTTGACATGAAGAACCCGCAGACCGGGCAAGAGGAAACGTTCCGAATGACCGAGCCATACTCCGAGGACGGAAACGACGACGGCCTTTGGGAAATAACTTTGAAATTTGAGAGGATGCCATGACAAGCCAAGACGCAAAAGTTGAGTTGTTCAGGGAGGACACGGACGCTTGCTTTCTCCACTTGCTGAAAATCTCCGCGGAAGGAAGAGCCGACCTTTACTTTGTTGACAACAACGAGCCGATAGTTTCCAACGGCCAGACGTACACCCCCGTGGCGTTCACGGCAACGCTCCCGGAGCAGAACCAGGATGGAACCATAAGCCCTTGCCGCTTGGCCATCGACAACGTTGACCGAATGATCGCGGAGAACATAAAGACCGCCGACGGCGAGGGAAAGAAAATCCACGCGCAAGTGTCGCTCATAATGGCGCAAACGCCCGACGTAATCGAGCGCGGCCCGCTGGACTTCATTCTCCGCAACGTAACCATAACGGAAGAGTCTGTCACAGGCGAGATTTACGACTCCTACGTCCAAGACAGAAAGATTCCCGAAGGCTGCTACAATCCCAACGATTTTCCGGGGCTTTTCTGATGGCGGACGAACTGGCCGAATGGGCGGGCCTTTACGTGGGCATTCCCTTTAAGTCGGGCGGCCGGGACAAAAGCGGCCTTGACTGCTACGGCCTTCTCCGCTTGGTTTGCATCGAGCAATTCAATATATCTCTTCCAGACCTTCGCGACTTGTATAAAAACGCGCTCGACACTAGCGAGACCGCGCCTCTTTACAAAAAATACGCTCCGCTCCTTAGCGGCGATAAAACGGCCTGTCCAAAGCCCGGCGACGCTGCCGTAATATTGGAGCGCGGGCTTCCCACACACTTAGGAATCTACGCTGGCGGTGGCTATATACTTCATGTCACGCGGCATTTTGGAACTATTCTGCAAAGAACCACAAATCCAAATTTAAAAGGCCGCGTCGAGGGGTATTATGCCGTTAAAGCTTCGGACGCAAATCCATCCGTTTTCAGGAAGATACAATGATTCGGTTGTAGAGCGCGACAGTCTCATCAACATTTTCAATAATTTAAATACAGGAACAAAAATCGAAAACGCCGTTATCCTTGTCGAGGACGAGCCGATCAAAGACAACTACGACAGAATCCCCAAGGACGGAAGCCGCGTCTACATCAGGATAATGCCCGAAGGTGAAGGCTGGGACCTCACAAACGAAGGCGACAGAAAAAATGTTGGTGCCGGCGCTAAAGCGCTTGGCGGAATAATGACGGCTATTGGGGTGGTCCTTATGTTCACGCCTGCTGCCCCGCTTGGCGCATTGTTGTCGGGCGTCGGCGTTGCCGTAACACTAACTGGAGTGGCCTTGTACAACATGGAACTCAACATTCCAAGCGTCAATGACAGGACGACGCCAAAGCAAGACCCTTCTCTAAGAGGCGGCTCCAACCAAGCAAGACCTTACGGCTCCATTCCCGTCGTGTTCGGACGGCACTTGCTGTCGCCGGATTACGCTGCCACTCCCTACACTTATGTAGACGGCAATAACGGCCAGTGGCTCCGCCAGCTTTTTTGTCTTGGATACGACGATCAAGAGGTGGAAACAGAAAGTCTAAAAATTGATGAAACGAAGTTGACGGATTTTTCATCAGGCGGAGACCTGGTTCACCTTGAGTTTTTACGAAACGGAACGCGGTCGAACATTTACAGCCGCGTGTGCAAAGAAACAATGGTCAACTCTGTTCTGAAGAATTTAAACGATTCAGGAACTTCTGGCGCGATTATCCGAACAACTTGCGAAAATTGCAGAACGTTAAACGTGGACATTTTCTTTCCAAACGGACTTTTCGCCTATAACGACAAGGGGAAAGTGACATACGCCGATTGTGCGGTTACCGTTTGGTACAAACCCGCCGGAAGCAGCGAGGCGCACTGGAGCGTTTTCAAGGAATGGAACCTTCATAAAAACACGACCAAAACGCTCAGAGTAACATATAGTGAGAATGTTCCAATAGACAAATACGATGTCAAAGTCGAAAGAATAACGTCAGACAACGACAGCTCAAAAATACACGACGAAGTTTACCTTGGCTCAATAAGAGCCTATACAAACGACCATCCTGTAAAGGACGAGCGCGCGCAAGGTCTTTTGCTCGCGGCTTTGGAAATAAAAGCCTCCGACATGGCGCAAGGCGTGATTGACAAACTCAACCTTGTGACGCATTCGGTGTTTCCTGATTGGAACGGCCAAGGAAGCGGAGCGGAATATTGGACTGCCCGCGCGACGTCGAATCCCGCCAGCTGCGTCCTTTACTGCCTTCGCGGAAAAATCAACTCCGATCCCATCAGCGACGAAAAGATAGACTGGCAGGCCTTTGAGCATTGGTGGTCGTTCTGCGACCAAAAGCAAATTTCGTTCAACGCGGTCCTTTCAAGCGACATGCAAATCTCGGAGTTAATAGCCGCCATCGCTAAGGTCGGACGCGCGAACATCGTCAAAATCGACGGCCTTTTCACCGTCGCGGTTGACGAGTTGAAGACGGTTCCGGTCCAGGCGTTCACGCCCAGAAACTCCATTTCGTTCTCAGAGCAAATCCTTATGGCGGACATTCCCGACCAGTTGGACTACAACTTCATCGACGAAGCCGGCGGCTGGGCTCAAAACACCCGAAGCGTTTACAACACATCGACAGGCGAATATGACCCCAACAATCCGCCCAGGACTCCGCGCTCGGAGACTTCCGTTTGGGGAATCACAAACGCAAATCAGCTTTTCAAGTTCGCCCGGTACCAGCAGGCGGTGACAAAGTTAAGAAGGTCCGTCTATTCCATAAAGACCGACGTTGAATTCATAATGTGCTCAAAAGGCGACTTGATTGAGTATTCCGGCGACGCCGCGATGATTGGCTCCGCGTATGGCCGCGTAAAAGAACTGATTATGGAGAACGGCTTGATTGCAGGAATCGTTTCAGACACGGTTTTAGAATTCGACGAAGGCGTTGAATACGGCTTGAGGGTGAGAAACGCGAGAAGCGGCATCAAAACCGTCTATGTCCAGAACACAGGAACGAGCGACTATTGGTGCCGCTTTGAAACGCCGATAGAAGGCGGGATTCAAGAAGGCGACCTTTTCACTTTTGGCGTGAGAGGAAGAATAACGAAAGAGCTTGTCGTCCTTGAAATGATTCCTGGCGAAAACCTTACGGCGGAGCTTAAATGCATTGACTTGGCTCCAGCCATTTTCCATGTTGACGAGTATAACTATGTGATTCCTCCGTTTGAAAGCAAGCTCACTGTCGGCGGAACGACGGACAGCGGCTATGAGGACACTAAGAGTTGGAATACTTACAGGACATACAACGACTCAAAGGAAAAGCCGGCTAGGCCTACTGGCGACGGAAGTGAAAGCGGTTGGCACCGCGTCCATACTTCCGAAAGCCGCTGGGAATCCCACAAAAACGCGCGAAACATTTACGAGGGCGATTGGAGCTCACCGCTCGCCACTGTCGAACAAGTTGAGGAAGTCGTGAACGCCATTCCGGCAGCTGACACCACTGCGCCGACAATTCCGCAAATCGAAAGCATAGTTGGAACCGACGTTGGAAACGCAACCATAACTTTTAGTCCGTCCACCGACACGCAAAGCGGTGTCGCTCATTACAATGTTTGGAGAAAGCCGAAAGACGGCGGAAGGTGGCAAAATGTCGTTTCCGTTCCGCATGACGAAGACGCGAGCGACTTTATTTATACGGACATGCCCGAAAAATTCGAGCGTTTCAAATACGCGGTCTCCGCCGTTGACAAGGCGGGCAACGAATCCGCCAAATGTGAAGCCGTGGATTTTTATTCCGAAGTGACCGCAACACCAGCCGCTCCTGCATCGCTTGTCGCAAATGCCAACAAAGACTACATCGACTTGACAGCGGAGCCTGTTTCTGGTTTCAACGCGGCAAGGACAGCGGAGCATTATGTCTTCGAGGTCTCTAAGGACACAGGCGAAACTTGGGAATCTTTCAAAAATTCTTTTGAAGTGGTCGAAAAAAGCTGGTCATACAAAGAGGAATGCCATTTTGACCGGGAAAACGACGAATATCCCGAAACGGCTGACTTGGCGGATTGGCGTTTCCGCGTCAAGGCGGTTTCTTTCTACGGCCTTTCGTCAGAGTGGACCGTTTGCGAAGTTGACGCGAGCGATTACATAGGCTGGACTCCATCGATTCCGTCAGCCACGGCGTTTGCGGAGGAAGGACAGGTAAGGCTCAACTGGAGCGCCGGCCCGTGTTACGGAAACATTTCTTACGACGTGTACAAGGGCGAAACAAAAGTCGCCGAAAACCTTTCCTTGCGGCAGTTCGTTTGGGAGTTCAGCGAGCCGCTTGAGGCCGCCGACTTCGCGGAAATGGAATTCACGATTGTCGCGAAAAGCGACGCCGGAAAGACCGGCTCCATAACGACAGGCGTTGACGTTTCTGGCTACGGAACATACGCGCTTTCGGCTCCAGAAGTTTCGGCGGAGGCGCGCGAGGACGGAATCTATGTTTCTTGGAGCGACGCGGGCGGCCACTACCTTGATCCGGTCTACGACCTTTATCTTGAAGAAAACTTGGTCGCGGAAGGAGTCTCTGATACTGAATTTATAATTCCATACGAATCCTATTTGACACGCGAGCTGGCCGCGGCTTTGTCAGTCACCGTAGAGGCCAGAACGCAAGCGGACAGCGCGGAAGGAAGCGCCCAGGTCTCGGTTCAAAACTTCAAGGGCTGGCTTCCCGCAGTTCCGTCTGTAACGGCGACTGAAAGCGGAAGGCTCGCCATATTGAATTGGAATGACCAGGACATTTGGGGAGCGCAAGGCGTCGAGATTCAATGCGCAAAGGCTTACAAAATAGTCGAAGGCGAATATAAAGAAATATCCGCCAATTCGGAGTTGGAATGGTTCGCGCCAAAGTTGGGAGCCAACCCATACGCCGGCCTTGACGCTTGGAAAAACGGCGAAACAGGCGGCTTTTTGTCGGCGGAGGGAAGCTCCGTGTCGTTCAATCTTCCGCTTTACGGACAGCCGGAAGAATCAGTTCCCACTCAATACGCATTCAGAGCGAGAGCGTTCTCAAAAGTCGGAGAGACGATGGCCGGACGCTCGGACTGGTCTGAGCCTTTTTACGTGACTGCTCGTCCTATTTCAGCTCGTGACGTTGTCAAGGCTTGGAAATTGGACGATAACGGCGAGAAAAAAAAGATTGACGGCGCCCTTGGAGCCGCGCAGATTTTCGCAGAGGAGCTTTCTGTAATCTCCGCAAATTTGGGAATGATAACCGACGGCGGTTTCACTGGAAGCCGCTTCAACTATTGGGCGGTCGGCGACATCAAACTTAAGGACGGGTCAAAGCTTCCGGCTGGTTCCTTCCGCGTAGGCGGTAGGACGCAATACATTCAAGTAACGCCGATTCTTGACGGCGAAGGAAATCCTACAGGCGAATGCGACTTGGATTTTTATGTAAATAACTTCCATGTTTCCGCCACCGGCACTTCGATAGACGGAAATTTTGAGGTTAAGGACAAAAGCGGAGAAACATTGTTCAAAGTGTCCGGCGGCGGCGTGGAAACGCGGATAGAAAAGACTGTCCTCTATCCGGCGGAACCAGCGCGCGTGGATGAAAGTCCGGCGTTCAGACAGTCCGCATCTCCGATGCAGTTCGCGTGGAATGGCCACCACTACTCTTTGGCATGGGACGAAGACGAAACAGGAGACCATTTAAGGGTTTTGAAGGACGGAAAAACTGTTCTTGACATAATCGACAAGTTCAACGAAGCGTTAAAAGGCAAGGTGGCGGGGGACGACGCTTCCGAGGCGGCCAAGTGGCTTTCGATCGCTAATCTTTGCGATGGAATATACGGGATGCAGTACAGCGCCATGGCAGGCTTGGATTCAAGCGGAAATATATGGATTCCAAGCGCTTCCATTAGAGCGACAGTGAAAGCTGGAGCGAACGCGTCTGTTTGTCCAAAATGGGGAAAAGATAATCCATCATTGATCCCGCAGATGGCCGCGGCTTTGGATTTGGCCGATGCCTATGTTGGATCCGAAGGGCTTCATGGGTTTAACGCTGTTCCATTCAACCTTGAGACGCTTGAGGTGGGAGAAGGTTTTGACGCGCGTGAGTCTTGCGCGGCTTTCTTAGGCGCAGACGATATGGCATACGCGCAATTTGCTTTTGACGGCAAAGCTTTGATTGCCCTCGCTGGTCCAGGAATTGAGCAAATGGCAGCCAGCAAGGCCGGGGAACTGCAAGCCCAACTTGGAACGGACGAGCCGTTTGAAGTCGGCGTATTTGCAGTGGCCGATTTGACAAGCGGAACAGCCACATTGGCTTATGTTCCTAAGTGGATGATGAAAGATGACGACCATTGCGTTTTTTGGTCTAACGCCCGCTCTTATGGAAATTACATTTACGCTCCTTGCATTTTCAAAGGTTCGTTAAGCGTTGCAACTGGCGCTGTCAGAATTAACTTGCGGAATGGACTTGCTGAAGCGAAATGCGGCGTGTTCACAACATCGATTATCGCGTCTCCTAGCATTGGTTTTGCAATAGGCGCAAAATGCCTTCCGGATTCCATAATTTTTTACGGCAAAACAGACGTCATTGAGGATGACGGACAGACAAAAAGAACAGGATTCGCGCTCTCGGAAATCCGCTACGACGACGGCGAGGGCGGCGGCGAGACCAAGTGGTTTCCAACTGACAGTTTTCTTGAAAGCGGGAAAGCCGTCAAGCCGATGGTTTGGTTCGACTCGCCGCGTGTCAGACACCAGCTTGCGAGTTTGATGGGAGAAGGCGCGGAAGGTGGCCTTCCTCTTTTTGACGACGGAAACGGACGGGAATTCTTTGTCGGGGAAGCGAACTTGATAAGAATTGTCCGGCCATCGAATCGCGAAGGAATTGCGCGCCAAAATTACATTGACATGGGAGCTGCTGACTTCGAGGAGTTTTCCACTCCTTACGGCGTGTCAATGCCTGTTGCTGTCGAATACGGTACTGCTAATATTCTGCGTTTGCGCCGTGATGGTCGTGACATGCTTTCATACATGTGGAGCGTTGTCACTTTTAATCCTAGTCTTGAAATTCTGTCAGCTGTTGAAATGTATGCAAGCTACCTTAACGGAGCGAAGGAACTTTTCGCGCTGTACCAATGGGAACTTGAGGATCATGAGGAGGATGACGGCTCTGAGATGATTCGTGCTGGATTCGCAAAAAAATCAATCAACGCTCTTGACGGAAGCGAAACGCTTTATTTGTCTGACGGCAAAACGCTTGTTTTTGGCAAGGACGGAAAACTTAAGGCGACTAAAGGAGATCAGGGTCCTGCTGGAGCGACCGGGCCGCAGGGAGAGCGCGGGGAAAAAGGAGAAAAGGGCGACAAGGGCGACCAAGGAGAACAAGGAATTCAGGGCGAGCGCGGCGAGAAGGGTGACAAAGGAGACACAGGCGCCAGAGGAGCCGACGGCGCTTCCATAGCCAGAGTCGAGCAGACGACCGCAAGCCAAGCCAGCGGCGGAAGCAATGTGATGACCGTCTACGATAACAGAGGCAATGCGGTGGGAACGTTTAATGTTAAAAACGGAAACATGGCCCCGCCGTCATATTCGCCTGTGTTATTCGCAAGCGGCGCCATAAGCGAGTCCAAAACCGTGGTTCTTCCAGAGGGGTACAACGCCGTTCCCGCCGCATTCAAAGTTGTATTTCCCAACGGACACAACGACGCGTCGAACCTTAGCGCCTTGACGTTGAACGGAGTCGCCGTCGTAGTGAACCAAAACGGAACGCTCGTTCCGATTCCGCATCATGCGATGACCGAGAGCGGCTCAACAGTCTATAAGGTTCTTCAGCCGAACACTGTTTTGGAAATGTATTACAGTTCCGACTATGACGGCCAATCAACGCCAGCGTTTATTATTATCGGAAATCCCGTTGTCCTGTCTTCTGCGGATTATACAATCTATGCGGACGGAAAGAATGAATATCCTTTAGCTGACTCCGTCTCCAGCGGATTAATGAAACCTGCGTCTAGCAATGCTGTGTGGAATAAAATAAACGAATTAATAAAAATAAAACGTTATCCATTTTCAGTTACCCCACAAGCGGGCCATTGGCAGCCAACATGTGATCTAGGAAATGTTCCAGAAAACTCAAGGATTATCGCCCTATATCCGAATATAAACACGACAAATATTTTGGCTTCAGCCACTGTGCCAATGTTGTTTAATGGAGTGCAGGTCCATGCTAGCGTTTTTAGTTCTAACGGGGCTACAATAACTGGCGAAATTGTCGTTTTATATATTTAATGTTTGTTCTCTGTCAGGTTGGGGCTATTACATATAAACTTGAAAAATAAGATAACAGAGACCCTCTATAACCTTAATCAATTCCCCATTTGGACATGGACTCCGTCAAACCAAGCCTCTGTCGCTGGTATAGGAGTAATTCCTGCCGTTACAACATCAAAATCTGTATTATTAGAAAAAAAGAAAGAAAAAAAGGAGTTATAGAGACTTGTCCATGTTCCACACCCTCGCCGTCCAATAGACGTTCTTAACCAAGTTTGCCCCAAATCAAGCCTAAACCTTGCACAGGGAACATTTATTTCCTGCGCAACATTGTCGCCGATGCCGGCACCGTGAAGACTTATTGAGCCGTCAACCCACCATTTTCCATTTGGATATGTATATTTAACGCCTGCAAATTCCATTCCGTGAATTTGAAACATCCTGTTGCTTGGACCATCGTAAAGTTTCTGTAAAGTCACAGACACTCTTTTTATAGTTTTTTCAATCGCATATTCATTCTTTCCGTCCAAACTAATTTGAGTAATATGCGAACCAAATAAAAGATTGATGTACAAAACTTGGGCCATTAGTTCTAACCGTTATGCCATTTTTATTTGCGGCTGTAACAAAATATGTAACTTCAGTATTCCAAGCGTCTGCTACTGATCTCATAACTGAAATGACAAGATGGTCATTATCCGGGAATGGAGGATCAAAAGTTATAGAGTGGTCGTATTCGTCAGACCACATTTGAAAATTACCGTGCTCAAATCTTTCTACTCTAGCTTTTGCATTTTTTCCGTCCGTTCACTTTAATTGGAATTAGTATTTTATAATCCAAATCATTCTCAAGTTCTTAGATCTTGTCTCGTCATCTCCCTTGCCAAGAGACACCGATGGTGTCATTGAACCGGACATTGAAAGATTGCCGGACTCCCAAGTTACTTCGCCTTTATCCCAATTTCCAGTAGCATAATTATAACCTTGAACAAACCCTGTATCAAGGCTAACATTGTGCATTCTATGGCCGCCATCACCTGCCCAGATTCGTCCGCCACCATCGCCATCTATAACAATTGACGAACCTACTGCATGTTTATGTTGGTAAAGGTGTGAGTGATTGGCCCCTGAAACAGAAATGGTCTGAGCATTTCCACTTACAGACAAGCCGTTTTTTGCAGTCGTGTCGTCTTGAACGGAGCCGAAGGGGTTAGATAGGTTCGCTCCCATGACGGTTCGCCCTCTCAAGTCTGGAATGTTGAAAGTCGTAGAGCCATTTCCTGTTCCCCATGTCACGCCTATTGCAGCAAACAAAGAGGCGTATTTAATTCTGTTAATGGCACTGCCGTCGCAACACAGCCATCCATATGGTACAGAGTCAGCCGCATGAGGCTTTATGTCTGCCACCGATGCGTCGCCGATTTTTCCGTCCGTTTAGATTAAGCATTTAGTCTTTTTTTTCTCATGTGATTGTTTTATTTCTAGGAGGAATGAATTATGATTTACGGTTATATTAGGGTGTCCACCGAGGAACAAAACTTTGAAAATCAAAAAAAGGCGCTTGCGGAAAGGTTCTCTGTTGATGAATGGGTTGAGGAAAAAAAAAGCGGATGTGTTGATTTCGGCAAGCGACGCCTTAGCGGATTGTTGGACAGGCTGAAGGAAAACGATATTCTTGTTATAACGGAACTTTCGAGGCTTGGCAGAAGCATTTCGATGATTTTTGACATTATTTCCGTCTTGAAAAAGAAAAAGGTTCGTTGCGTGGCGGTAAAGAATAACTTCGACCTCAACCCCGCCAACAACAACGATATAGTGTCTTCCGTGCTTATGTTTGCGTTCGGACTTTCCGCTCAAATAGAGCGTGAACTTATATCAGAAAGGACAAAGCAAGGGCTCGCGGTTGCAAGGTCGAAGGGAAAACGAATAGGCCGTCAAAAGGGAGAATCGGTTTATTTTGTAAAACTACGCAAATATGAAACTGAACTTATGGATTTATACAAAAGCGGAGCGAGCGTGAACTCTTTGGCTATAAAATATAATGTCAGATGGATTACAGTCAAGCGATTCATAACTAAATATTCCAAGGTAAAGCGTCCAAAGCCTTTAGCCGAGAAGCCAAGGAAACACGGACACCCAACTTACAGGGAGTTGGAGTGGTTCGATAAAAATAAGGATTAATAAAAAAATATATTTTTGGCTACATTTGCATAATTATTTGGACTGACTCACCAACAGGCCAAAATCATATATTTTGAACTATAATCATTCTGAAATTGTTATGAAAAATTCGGATAAGCTGCCATATATCCTGTTTCACTTTCTAAAGGAAATGTGTTTTATAGATTGCCCGTGTGGCAATATGAACATTAACAAGCAAAAAGACATAAGCGTTTTAATTCCTTGCTACGGAAAAAGCGAAACTATTGAACGAGCCGTGTTGTCGGCAGTGCGTCAAACGCTTCCCTCATTTCAAATTCTTGTTCTTCTTATGGACGAGAAAAGCGCGTCTCGGAAAGAAAAACTCCAAAGAATTGACGGGGCTGTAAAGTGCGTAGTTTCAGACAGGTTGAACGCAAGTTCCGCAAGAAATAAATTAGTCGAATTATGCCCCACAGAGTTTTTTGTTTTTCTTGATGCCGACGATGAATTGGCGGAAAACTATTTGGAGGAAGCTTTCAAAGCTGAAAGTTCGCTGGCTTTCGCTCCTTACGAAATTAACGGCGTAAAAAAGGGTTTCCCAAGCAATGACAAAAATTGGTTCATAAACGGAAACTTCACCTGCTTTTTTAACAAAACAACATTCAACGAATTAGGCGGCTTTGATGAGCGACTTGGCTTTGGCGGCGAGGACGTAGACCTGATTATGCGTCTTCTTTTGCAAGGCAAATGGAATGTTTCTATGACCAACACCACTTGCTTCAAATACGACAATAGCGGCGGGCTTTCCAAGACAGAAGAATTTTACAAATCAACGCTTGCGGCTCTGAACAAGTGGCTTCCAATATTCAAAGAAAAATATCCTTTTGATTGTCCTTGCATTCATGAAGGATTATGCAAATTTTTAGACAAAATCGGTGACACGATTTCAGTTGAAGAATTAAATGATTTCTTTTCAGCGGAAACTAGCTGCTCAATCAATAAAATAAAATGGACTGAGGCTGAGACGCTGGCGAGGCGGTATCTTGCGGTAGGAAATAAGCCCAAAATTGAAACGAAGTTCAAAGTTTGCCAATCATTTTAA